GCTCAGCGAGGTAGCGACGAAGGACGATTTCTTTAACATCAAGAAGGCCAGCCGCGACGACCTGCTAAGCGCACACCGCGTGCCGCCGCAGATGATGGGGATTATCCCGGACAACTCCGGCGGATTCGGTGATGCGGTGAAAGCGGCACAGGTGTTTGTGCGTAACAAACTGACACCGCTGCAGGAACGTCTGAAGGAAATCAATAACTGGCTGGGCGAAGAGGTGATCGCCTTCCGCCCTTATTCGCTGGAAGCGGCAACAAACTGAAGATGTAACGCCTGCCTGTGCAGGCGTTAGTTATTTACCCAACCAGCGCCCGGCCTGTGCAGACTCAACCAACAAACGGAGAGTAAGCGGATCATGCGGTGCGGTGAAATCTTCCGGGAAATAGTCGTTAAAAGAGATGGTGCCGGGGTCAATGCCAAAACTGTCAGCATACCGCTCAAGTAATTCATAAGCGTCGATGGGATCCATGCGAAAGTCGTTGTTCAGATCAGTGTCCAGCTCAAGCTTGTAACGTTTTAATGTAAACAAGCTTCTGCCGTTATAATCTTCAACCAGCGCAAATACTGCCTTCTCTATATCCTCACTTACCATATTCTGTCGTCCTTATGGGCAATAAGGTTTTATTTTACCGTATTTTTCCAGCCTATCTCCGCCACATCAGCGGCCATAATTACCCATCCTAAAACCGGTATTGTGCGACCGACGAAAGTACCCAATTTATGGGTCATCAACATTTTAATTTGGAATGGTTTTTTAGGGTTTTGTATCCACGTAGGCAACCTGAACGGGAGACGGTAATCGCGCAACAGCTTGCGAGAATACACCAAGGCATAAGAGGTACCTTTCCAGGCACCCTTTAACTTTCCTGACACGTCAATCGTATTATGTCCCGAGTAAATTGCAGCTATGGCTATGATATCCTTTGCACCGCTAAAATGCTCAGCGGTCACATCAATCATAATCCAGAAATAAAGCTCTGCCGGGGAAAGGTTGGTAAGCCCGCCATAGAAGTAAGTCCCGTTTAACTGCTCAGTTGTATCCATATTATTCCCTTACATGGTTAACCGTATTGGTCAAAACTTTATCATATTAATTCCGATCAGTGCCATACCTCATCTGCCGCTCTCAGGCCCGATTTGCGAGGCTCAAATCCTCTTCACCAGTTCAACCTCATCAAACCATTGCGTGCGCCTCCGTGCCCCTGGCGCAGCCTCCGCATGCATGTTTGTACCCCTCGCGCGCAATGCTATCCCCGCCACGCCTGCCCGCTTTATGTATCGCTTTTCATGCATTTGCATGTACAACCTCTGAGCGCGCCAGCTCTGGTCTTACAGACGCTCAGCGATCCACTTTGGATCATGCGGATTAATGCAAGCATATGCACTTTGATGCAGAAGCAAAAAGCCACCTTAAAGGTGGCTAGTGAACGGTAGGGAAGGGGCAATTAATCATTCTGCCTGGCAGTAAATAGCGGCTTCGAAAATAGCTGTGTCGATTGTCCCTGCCATGTAGCTAATCATCGACAGTGCCATTTTTAATTCATCTTCTTTGCAATGTGCGATCAGCGATACGTCAGCAATGAACTGAATGCGTGCAACCGTTTCACTTAGATTATCTATTTTCATCAAATGATTAACTCCTTTTAGTCAAAATGTACTGTATGTATAAACAGTATCATGATGAACTAAAATCATAAACAATCGTGCGGCTCAGATTAGTCCGGCTGCCGTTTTATTAATCAGGCAACTGTATGCCTCTTTTTCTCGCTAGTGCATTGAAGCGCTTTAATGGGGCGGCATTTATGCGACGTCTATGGAACAGATAGCCGCTTGTTCCGCTCCAGTAAGAAAGCTCTCCAATCTTGATTGTGTGGCCTTCCGCTGATGGCATCGACGGTTGAGGACAGTGCCGGGTTAGACTGAATACGCGCCTGTACCGCCATTGCAGCCAGTGTTAAGCAGCGAATACCGCTATTAACGTTTTGCAGAAGGCCACGTTTACAGTTGGCTGTCATAGGTTCTGTAGAGGTTGCGCCTGCTGCTAACTGGCCCACTTCTGCAGTAGCTTTCATGACATAAAGGGGAAATTTTTCATCCGCGACTTCATTTACCGGCACACAGGGGAGGCACTGGATTTGCGCCAGCAGGCCATCAACCAACGTTGCATCCTCAGTGACATCGGTTAGGGCTAAAACCTCTAAGACGGTAAGCTGATGTGGCTGGTCTGGATTCAGCTTGTTACGCAACGTTTGCGCACGCATGCCGGACTGCTTAGCGACGTCTTCCATGTTGTGAGCTAACGCGAATTTGCGACAGGCATCGTCGTAATGGGTATGGGTAGAAACCTTGAAATCAAACATGCTCAGATCCTTCTTAACTTGCAAAATCAAGTTATGGTTTGATATAGCGGCATTTGATTGCTTGTTGGCGGTTCTTCTCACGCCATGCAGCAACATTGATAAGTGGATTGCCATGTTTCGTCATGGTGGTTTCTACCACTTCGCCTGTCTTACGATTCGTGCGGTTCTGCGTATACGTGAAAGATGGGGTAGGTGCGAGTAGTACAACCCCGTTAGCAATCCATTTCTCCAGCACTGACAGGCTAATGCGGTTGGCTGCAGCAAAGTCTTGCTTAGACATTGTTGGGGATGTGGCGAGCGTGACGGCTTTGTTTACGGCGTCGTTTACCGCGTCACTGATGGCTGGCATCAAAATCGCTGCGACATTCGCAATAAAATCTTGAGATTGTACTAAGTCAAATGCGTTCTGGTTGTTTGCATTTTCAATATGCATAACGCAGTATCTCCTTCGAGTCGTTTTGTTCTACGGTGTTTCATGTGGTGTGCTACATCCTAGATCAACAAATAATGTTTATAAAACAACAATTGTTTATTTATTTGGTGGTATATGGATTTTAGCGAAGGTTCAGCCTTAGAAATTGTTGAGCGTCTGTGCTCTGCCTATGGCGTTACTACTCAGAAGGCTTTAGCTGAATGCCTAGGAGTACCAGCGGCGAACGTGAGCAATTGGGTACAGCGTAATAGCGTTCCCGGCAGTGCATTCGTGAAATGTGCTTTAGACACAGATAGCAATCTCAACTGGCTTACTACTGGTAAGTTTGCAAATGCAAGTTTTGAAGAGGTAACTGATTCTCTGTCTCTTAAAGGTGCAGCACTTTACAACGAGATCACCTCTAATGGCGGCAAGCCTATATTGCGCCGCATCATGGACGCCTACGGCTTTACCCTTCAAAAACAGCTTTGTGATTTGCTCGGAATTTCATCAGGTACAGTCAGCACTTGGGTACGCAGAAACTATTTCCCAGGCGATGTTGTTGTGACATGTGCTCTCGATACTGGCGCGTCATTAAGATGGCTGGCAACAGGGAAGGGGAGTCAAAGTAGTAATTGCGAAAAAGATAATGATGGCGAACATATTCCACATAAGAATTTGGAAGCAGGTGTACTTAAAGACGCGGGAACCTGGAAGGGTGATTTAAGCTTTATTCAACATTTACTCAATAACCCAGTATTTATTACAAGTAATACTGGGGCATGGATCATTGATCTAAATATTACGGGCATCAGCAACGGCCGGTGGTTGCTAGGTATTGATGATAAGTATGATGTTTATGACATAGCTCTTTTGCCAGGCCGAAGGATTAGCGTGACGGCTAAAGGTAATAATTTTACTTGCGGCATTGAAGAGGTAAAGGCTGCCGGTAAAGTGGTGTTAACAATGGATTATAATTTTTAAAAAAAGGAGCAACTTAGTCATGAAAACTATAACGGAAGAATTTCCTCCTTTAGCATTAGATTATTTGGTTGCAAGAATTAATGATTTTGAACTTTCATCACTTGATGCTAAGCATCGATTTATAAGTGAATTAATTCAAGCTCATGTGATTTTTAATATTAAATTTTCATCTTCCTTCGTATTTAAACGTGCAAGAAAAATTGATGGTGATTATTATCCTGAATCAATTCAGGATTTTCTATGGAAAATTGATGGTAATGCGATGGCCGGGCGAGTTAATCCTGAAGGTTTTCCCGTTCTTTATGTGGCTGATAGAGCAGAAACTGCATATCGTGAAATTAATATAGATAGCAATATTGCATTACTAGTTGAATTGCAAATCCGCGAGGGCTTGGCATGCCGGGTTGCACCCATAGGCGAAATCATGCTGATACAGCGCGGCCACGGCCGTTTTCTAAAGGGTAAAGAGGCCGCTGATTTCGACGCTATGCTGAATGCTTGTAATCCAAATCATGCGAAAGCTCTTCTTATAACTGATGCTTTTCTATTTGAGCAATTAACACAAGACCGTGACGGGTATCGAATTTCATCTTACATCGCAAAATCTTTTTTTGAAAAGCTCCCACATTTGTCTGCAATCGCTTATCCAAGTGTGCAGCACGAAGGAGCAGTGAATATTGCAATCAAAACAGATGATTTTTGGAACTCTTGGTCCGTTGTAGCAGCCAGACGTCAAATGGTTGATCACTTAGCCTGTGGATATTATGAGACTTCGCAAACTGAACACGTTTCAGGGATAACTCGCAGTGGCAAAGTACAGTGGGCTAAAGGTGAGATTGACAATCTGCATTCACACCGATTGTCGCCACCCTGGCACCCATCATGAAATTTGAGAGTGTTTTGGCACAATAGCCAAATTATCGCCATTATGCGCATTAAGTTAATGATAATTATAAGGTATAATCGTATTCGGTCTTTTTTTGGTTGGCACTTCGTATCAATGACTTAACGTGAAATCAATCAGTTAAGCCCGCTCCTGTTACTTCCTGTTCTACTCTGCTGGACTCTGTGCCGCCACTTTGTCGCTA